CCCATTTAATAGCTACACCTAGTTCTTCTGCAGCTGCTTTCATAGCGTCACAAAGATCATCGTAAACATTTAGTTCCCAACAACCTTTTCCATCTACATAAGCCATAAGGTCTACTGCACGACCTTCTAGGTGTTTTGACTTCATTGTCTGAGACTTACCTGCTGCAACAAGTTTTTTCTGCTCTTCAACAGTACGAAGTCCATAAACAACCCCGAAGTCTACTTTAGTTAGCTCAATAGCTCGTTTTACAACTGCTACTAAGTTTTCGTCAACACCTTCTAATTTTCCTAAACTACGATTTGATAATTTAAAACTCATTACTTTTTCCCAAATAATCTTGTTGCGGATCTTACACCAAAGCTAGCAGCTACAATAACACCTAAAGTGTACTGATACCAGTCTGGCATTGTTTCAAGAGCAGCAAAGCCATTTGCTACAATCTCTCGCCCCCAATCTCCAGTAAAAACTAATACAAGGGGAATACTAAACAGAATTGTTAGCCACTCGTCTTTCCAAGAAGACTGCGAGCCTTCTGCCATAATCTTTTCCCAGTCTGCTTCACTAGTTGCCCTAGAGAGCATAATCTGTGCCTCAGCCTCAGATTTGGCAACTTTTGCCCTAGTCTCTGCAGCTTTTGTTTCAACTTTTCCATTTAGCCATGTCCCCGCTAAACTTGTTAATGGTCCAATTAAAGCTTGTATCATTTATTAACTTCCTTTCCCATCCAAATGCCAAAACAACCTGTTAAAGCACCCATACAGACAGAGACTAGCCCTGCCTGTGCGTTACTAGGGTCAGGTAAAGCCATAAACCAATGTACGGCTTGATAAGTTAAAATAGTTACTGCAAGCATCATTAATCGTGGAATAATTTTCCAGTCATCAATCATTGTTCTTGCCATGTTATTCTCCTAACTTTTTTTCTAGGCTTTCTATCTTAACTTGTTGCTCCTTAATAGCTTCAATAAGTAATCCTACAATGTTTCCGTAAGATACTGATAAATAGCCTTCTTCGTTTTCTTTAACAACTTCTGGTATGACTTGTTGTGTATCTTGAGCAATAAGACCAATTTTATCTTCATTATTCATTTTAAATGATACACCCTGAAGTGCTTTAACTTTATCTAAAGCATTTTCAAGATTATTGATATTTGTCTTTAGACGCCTATCTGAAGTTGTATTAAAATCATCTGCTTGTACATCACCTGAAAATGTTCCATCTACAGCTGAGATATTTCCTGTAAATGTTCCACCTACTCCTGAAATATTTCCACTAGCAGTTAGCGTAGTAGTAGAAACACCACCATTTGCAGTTAACAACCCTGTAAACGTAGATGTACTTGTTACTGTTGCAGTAGCTGTTGTTAAAGCATTAATGCTAGTAGACACGTTTGTTGAAGTTAGTGTAAAGAGTGATTTCCAACCATTTCTGTAAATTTTTAATATTGGGTTTGTCCCACTTGTATCTAACCAAAGTTTACCTGCAGCTACTTGATCTGTAGGGGCTGAAGTCCCTGAGTGACAAGTGTTAATTGCAGCTAAACCTGCATTTAAATCGGCTGTGTAAGCAAGGCCACTTTGGTTAGCGTCAATAACTAAACTCGCTGTTGACATAATTTTCTCCTTTATTGACCAATTGCTTGGTAATCTATTGTTCTTTGTACTCTAGAACCACCGTTATAAACAGAATAAACAAACCCTGTATTATCACGAGATGAGATTACAACCTGATCTCCTGCTACACCACCAATGGTTTGTATACCGACTCTAGGAGCATTTGTTCCTGTAAGCCCACCATAAAACGCAGAAGGATAAGTTACAGTAACATCTGCGGAAGTACTGCTTGTACTTGTCCCTGTTTTTATAATGTCCTTTTTATCAATAGTAACATTTAAATCAGAAATAGCAACTGAAGTATTTGTATCAGGAGTATCAACTTCTATTTTAAATTTTAACCCTCTAGCTTTATAGCTACTTACTAATAGAAATTGCCAATCACTCCAAGTAGGAGTGCCGCTAGGATCATCGTTTGTGGTTGCAATATAAATTTTGGCAGTAGCATCTGCAAAAGGTCCAGCGAATCTAGCTTCAGAAGCAACATTAGTATAGTCAGCAACATCAACTCCAATATTACTAACAATCATTTGTAGATCTGGTAAAACCCTTACAGTTACAAGTTCGTTTAAATCTACTACTGAATTAAATTCATAAGTCATTGACGTTTGATTAGAGTCTAAGTCTAGTGTACTTGTTAAAGAATTATATGTACAATTTGTTTTAGTTCCGCTAAAGTTAATAGCTGCTTGATCATACTCTTGAATAAAATTAAATGATTCGTCTACAAATGTACTTACAAATTGAGCAGGAGTTGCTGAAAAGTTTCCAAAAGCATCATAAAATCTTATAAAGAAAGTCCCTGTTAAAGTAGGAACAGTTTTATTAGTGGTATTACCTGATAAAGATTCAACAATAGTTGTTGCAGAATCCCAAGTACCACTTCCATCAGTTGCTAAATGAAATCTAATTTCAGAATGACCACCATATAATACGTCTAGATCTGTTGGCTCATCCCAAGTTAAGTTAATTTGGCCTTCGTTAATATTTCCTGTAAACCCTGCTGGGCTTGAAGGGGCTGCAGAAAACCCTACAATTGTTTGTTGAGTTTCAAAAACTACACTTGAGCTAGTATAATTATATACACTATAGGGTGTAATTCTAAAATCAAAAACACCAGATTTTACATCAGGAATAGATATTTGTGTATTATTAGTTGTACCAACAACTTGATAATCAGTTTCAGTATTAAGTTTGTATTCAACTAAATAATAATAAGCCAAAACACCTGTATTATCAGGAGTCCAAGATAAAGTAAGTCTATTTTTTAAGCCAGAAGTATTATTCGTTAAATATTGCTCTTCATTAATTTGTAAAGAAACAATTTCATTAGGTGCTTTTTGTACAAACTGGTTTATAATTTCAACAGGATCACTCGTTTGGCCTAACGGTGATTTAGCAACGACTTTAAAATCAAAATATTCATTATTAGCTAAACCTTCAAAGTTAAATAATTCAAGCTCATTATGCTTAGTGTTAGCTAAAAAGATGTAATCGGTTGTCCCATTTACACGATAAAATATCTCATAAGAAAATGCACTACCATTATTATTATCAGTCCAAGTTAAATTACCTACAACATGTTTATTATCGCTATTAATAGAACCTTCATCATATATTAAATTTGTAGGGGCATCTACTGTAAAATCATATGTTGGTTGGACACTATAAGCAATATCATTTGCAATATTCCATGCTAACACGGTATGATCAAAAGTATAACCTGAAAGTTTAACACTTAAATCAGAATTAACTTCCATTGATTCTACACGAATAATTTGATTAGTTAAATTATGTTGAGGCAAAGTTACTTTTATAAAGTCTCCAGGTTCAATAGATAATCCTGTTTTATCAACTCTAAATGATATTGACTTTAATGTTCTAGAACGCCTTATTAATTGTTCAGCTAATGCTTGTGCATGATAAGGGTCTGTAACACCCATGGCCTGAATAGTTGATTTTAAAGGTTGATTTCCATCTTCTGAAAGATATTGATTATAAATAGAAGAATATAAAGGAGGCCATGAAATACTATCTTCTTTAAAATCTTCATGTTCATTAAGGAAAGTTACTGTTGCTTGGTTAAATCTATCCGCAGCATTAGTGTAAGCTATATTAACTTGATCTTTAATAATATTGTCTTCGTTAAATTCATGACTAACATTTACAAGAGCTTCTGCTTCTTGTTGTGTGGTAGGATATTCAAGTGAAAGTTTATATTTACCTAAAGTTGTCCAAGTTAATTCTGCAAGACCCATTGTATGGAGAATTTCCTGAATATTATCCCTAATAGAATTTTCAGGGTTAACTGCCATATTACATTCATATAGTGGGATATCTCTGCGTTCATCGTAAGACGTTTCTGCCCAAGCTGTTCGTTGCCATTGATAAAATTTATTGTTATCTTCTGTTTGCCAAACTTCATTTTCATAGGTTTTATCTTCAAGATTTCCAGGAAGAGACGCATAGTCTGCAACAGTATGAATAGTCTTTTGACCATTAACCTGACCACCAATTAAAGCTTGAGTCATAACTATTGTATCACAAACTTTAGCAGAGTTATAAAATGATTCTAAATCAATCTCAGATTCAGAAAGACCTCTACCAAAATTACTATTCATAAGATAGTCTAATAAACAATAGGCTGGATTGTTGCTATAGCTACTAGTTGAAGACAGTGCATAAGTATAGGGGTCTGAAATAGTGCCAGAACCACTTCTAACTATACTTTTAATTTTACGACCTTTGACTAAAAATTCAACTCCAGGAACTCCTGCATAGTTATAATCATCTCTATTTAATTTATAAGTTGCAGAAACATTAGCTACGCCTGTAAAGTAGTTAGTAGAAGGAAAACCATTAGCTGTTGCGGCTGGATCTGCGGTTCCTCCATCGTTATAAATTCTAAATCTGTGTTGAAATTTTGATTGGGTATCATTATAGTCTACACCATTAACCTTAATCCATTGCACACCTTCAATACCTTCGTGGCATAAAACATATTGAACATGTAAAAATTCATTTTTAGATCCGCTACCTGAAGTGCCTAACCCTTCAGATAAAACTTTGCTTGCAGAAGTTTCACTACCTGCAACATAATTATTACTGACTTTATGAGCTGTTTCAATACCACCTAAAACTGTTTTTCCATAAACAATAGGAATTGGCGAAGCTTGACCACTAAGTGTAAAAATAAAACCTTTTCTTTTATCAGCTTCTGCAGCCATTTGCGCTCTCATGCGCTCTTGTTCTCGCCGCATTTTTCTCATCTGAGCTTGCTGATAAGCAATAGAGGCAATAGTAAAAATAATTCTAAATAATAATTTCATTATACTTTACCCCATTTAAAAGTTATTTCTCTACCACCATAGATTTCATCAAAAGAAGTATCGTCTGTATTAATTTGATCCATACCATCTTTAGATGTATATCTAACATTTACAGCATCAAGATCTGCCATAGGAGAAGTTCCCTCGATAACAGCAAGTTTTTGTTCCCAATCATTTGTTATACTGGGGCTGTCTGCATTCCCCTTATATATAGAAACAATATCGTTTTCGTTTAATAAAGGATACCCATTGGCGTCTATAAAGCCTACTTTTACATCAATTGGTTTTCCAACAACATTTGCTTCAAATTCTGCGGACATTTCATCTAAATCTTCAGCTATAACAATTCTATAAGCTTCCCTGTCAACTACTGAAGAAAATTTAGGCTCATCGATTTCAAAGAGACCACCATCTGAAATATAAGTGTTTCCAGAACCAATTGGATATTCAAGATTTGAATGGTAACTAGTTAATCGGTAAGTATTAGTAAAATTCAACGTAATTAAGAAAAAATATTCTATATTACCGCTATCAATTAAATTTTGAACTGTACTAGAAAAAACTCTCATTTTAGATAGCCTCTAATAGTGTAATTGTTCCTGGATTTGCTAAAACACCATCTGTAAAAGTAATTCCTGTTTGATTATTTATATCTTTATAATAAGAAAATAATGAATCATCCCCTAATAATATTTGAGTATTTGAATTTAATTGTACTTTTAATTTAGGGTATATGAATAAGTTCAAAACTGAGCTTGCACTATTAAAGTTAATATCGTCAGTTAAAATGTATAATTTATCATGTGTAGAAAATTTTATAAAGTAACCTTTTGGAATTATTCCTGATTCAGAGGCGCTGTTAGCAACATTAATAGTAGTTGCACCTGCATTAGCTGTTCCTGTTGTTTGAAAAGTTCCAGTTGCAGTAAATCTTTCTAATACAGAAGTAAATTGAGGCATAATCATAGTTTCTGAATTTAAATTATCAATTCCTGCTAATAAGGTTTCTTCAATATTATTATCTGTGGGTTGAATATTAAAGCTTAATTCCCAACGCTGATGCCCTTGAGATGCTCTTCTAGTTTTTAAAGATACTGTAGTCATATCAAACATTGGTTCGTTTGATACAACACTAAAAGGAGCTAGTATCTGTGAATTTTTGTAATAATAAACTGCCATAACTTATTCCCTTATTGGCCTAACGATTAAAGGCATACTTCGTTCTAAAAACATTTTTTGAATAGCACGAACTACACCTTTATCACCTGTTGCTGTTACCCAATGGCTTTTGTCAGCTATTAAAGCGGAGATATTTCCGTCATTCATAATCTGATAAGCAACATCGCCAGTTTTGGGTCTTTTGTTTTTAACAATTTCATAATTTGTATAGGTTGCAAAAAGCTCATAGCTTTTAAATATTTCTTTTATTTTTATTTCCCAAGCTATAGGACTATCATAATTAATATCTAATTCTTTTAATTTAGACTTATTTCCTCTTAAGGCTAAATCGTAACTTACAACAAATTGCCAACAGTCGTTATAGCCCCATATTTCTTTGCTTTTCCTATTATTTAACTCATCTTTCGCTTTTTCTAGCGCAATAATTCTTTCTTCTTCCGAATAATACTCTGTCATAAGATTCTCTATATTTTTTGTTTTATAAACATTCTTACAAGATCTGCCACAATATCGCTGCGAACAATGTCATCAACGGAAAATTCTACAACAGGTAAACTAATTCCTGTTTGTTTAATTAAGTTGCAAAATCTCATAAGATCTTTACCTTCTTTTACGTCCGATTGAGCAGGATCTCCCATAAGTATTAACTTAGAGTTTTCACCCAAGCGTGTACTAATGGCTTTTAGCTCATCCATATTTAAATTTTGAGCTTCATCAACTAAGACGAGAGCGTTCTCATAAGAACGCCCTCTGATAGTTTCAATCGGTTGTATTTCAATCTCACCTTTATTTATCATATATTGATATTTAGTTTTGCCAAAAGCTTTTTCTAAAACTTCTAACATAGGTAATAACCAAGGAGTCATTTTGTCTTGAATAGTTCCAGGAAAATGACCAAGGCTTTTACCTGTAGGAACATTAGCACGAGTTAATACAATTTTATCGTATTTACCTTGAAGGTATAACTGTGCTACAGTCCCTGCACTACAATAAGTTTTTCCTGTTCCTGCACAACCAATTGTAACAGTAATAGGGTACACTTTAATACTTCTTATAAGTTTATCTTGTTTTTCATTTTTAGGTATTACATGAAATCCAAGACGATGAACGTTATTTTTAGTAGCGTAGCGAGATTTTCTTTTTGACATTAATTATCCTTGTTTTAAGGTTTAGTGGGCCACGTTACGTCGTGTGGAAACCCGTCTTGGTCTGTGATGTTCAGCAAGTCTGTGCGATACTGTGACCAAGCGTTCTGCTGTTCTGTTGTCATGTCGGCCCAGCGCAGGGGATTGGACACAATGGGGTCTACTTCTGTTGAAAGTACTGCATCCCTTTGGAAACGCACAAGTGCAGCTTGCCTGTCGTCTATTTCAGCTTGTGTTGCAGCTTCGTAATCAGACCCGATCAACTCTAATAATACTGCGTTGTCGATTGTCATATCTGTGTCTGATGGGTCAAGAGTATATGGTATCCAACCAAACTCTGGATGATTAATCTCCACGTCAAATCTTGTTGCCTCTAAATCTAACGCCTTTGCATTTCGATATTGTGTAATCTCTAC